TTTTCGATAAAACCGTAGTGAACCACATTGCCCTCAGTGGTTTTCAGATAGCCTTGCCGTTCCCATACATCATATGGAACGTGGTCTCTTCGGACACGCAAAGGCAAAGTTTCCTCCGGCAGCCAGAAGTAAGGCAAAATGTAATAATGCTCGTCATCATCTGTTGGAGGAAATACCAAGACAAAAGCTGTAATATCCGTTGTAGAGGAAAGGTCAAGTCCACCATAGCAGATACGCCCAGCAAGCATCTCTTCATCAAAATCCACCTTGCATTTGTCCCACTTCTCCATCGGCATCCAACGTATTGCCTGTTTTACCCACTGATTCAAACGCAGTTGCCGAAACGCATTTTCCTCGCCCGGTGTTTCCTTTGCAGAGTTACACGCAGCCACCACCTTATCCATGCCGATGGTCTTATCCAGACTTGGGTTTGCTTTTTTCCAAACCTTCGGGTCAGTCCAGTCCTCCGATTCATCTGCTCCATAAATGACCGGATAGAAAGTCGGATCGTGCTTTCTGCCTTCCAGAATGTCCTTTGCCTTTTGATGTACCTCATAGCAGATGCTATTGGTATCCGTTCCGGCTGTGGTAATCAGGAAATACAAAGGCTGCATTCTGGCATCGCCGGAGCCTTTGGTCATAACATCGAACAGCTTTCGGTTCGGCTGCGTATGCAGTTCATCAAACACAACCCCATGGATGTTGAAACCATGCTTGGAGTAGGCTTCTGCCGAAAGCACCTGATAGAAGCTGTTGGTCGGGATGTACACGATACGCTTTTGTGAGGTCAGAATTTTCACTCGTTTGGAAAGGGCAGGGCACATTCGCACCATATCCGCTGCTACGTCAAATACAATGGCAGCCT